GCCGCAATTTCGGCAGGTAACATCATCGTTATATTCTGCCGGGCAACGAACAATGCGGGCTCCGCCTACGCGCCGATATTTATTGAGCCCGGCGACTCCGAGCTCGTATTCATGAGCCGGGGCAGATAGCCAATATTCAGGTTTTACGACGGTAACGACCGGGGCGTTGCCAAGCTCATGCGCGACCAAGGCGGCTTCCGGATCGGCGGCGCTGTAATTGATCACGGTTTTTTTCGAGCTCAATTTGTGAGACCAAAAAAGCGGGTGAAAGTGCGAGTAAGTGAAGGAAAAGCCGCGCCGGGGTTTTGCGTCCAGTAGGGCCTCAAGATAATCAAAATCGATTTGCCCCTCGCCGCATCCGGTGCCGCTCGGGTTCAGCTCACAAGATGCCGGGCAAGTTCCAAATTTTTCAGAGCTCCCGGCCCGATATGTAACGGCGCAGCCTGCCGTCTTTTTTGCGCTGCTCATTGCTGTGGTTTTTAACATGATTAATTGCTCCCGAAATTACATGCGATTTAACCCATACATAACGCAAACAAAAAGGCCCGTCAATACAACGGGCCTCTTTTTTATTTTTTACGTTTTCGTTTAGTTTGGCGACTGTTGTTTGCCCGGCGTTCGAGCTCGTCATAATCCGGTCCATATAAAAGCCGACCCAAAATTTTTAACAGAAACATAAAGATCTCCCGTTGTTACTAGGTCCCCCGTTTATATGGGATTATGTGGGAGATATCAAGTCAAAAATAGTTTCCCACTGAAAAGGTTGTTCACAACGGAAAATCGGCTCAACCGCTTCAAGCCCATCCATCTTCAGATCGACCGCTGCCGCTGCCGGATACAAAAGACACTCGGACGGCTCGGTGGCTTTGGTCTGTCGCTTAATTAGAATCCAGCAGCTCGAATGCTGGTGTCGAGAAAGCCACGCCACTTGTGACGGACGGAGCGTTACCGCGTTGCCGGTGATATACTTGAGCTCGACAAGATGAAGCTGACCGACCTCGTCACATATCATCAGGTCAGGAATCCCCGCCCCGATATAGTTTTCAATCCTCGTCAAAAGCAGCTTCCGTTTCGACCTCTGCGCCGCTTCCTTCACTTGCTTGTAGAAGCCTGCCTCTCGCTTTGTCGCGATTGGAGGCATTTTCTTCTTCGGGGGTAATGTTGATCGTGACCGGGGCATAGCTATTCTTAATCTCCTCAAGGGCCTTCAAAACCTCGTCCTTGCTCATGCTGTCAATAGAGCCATGACGAATCTCAGATTTACTTACGTAGATGTCCCCTTGTGCCTGCCCCCGTCGATACTCCGCTTGAACAGCAGCAGAGTAAGCGCCGTTCTGCAAAGCTGTATCACGAATAAGCTGAAGGTCACGTAAATGCCGTTGGTAGGTTACGCCGTACTTCTCGTCGAGTTCCCGGCGGTAGGCCTTAATCGCGGCCACCACGTGCGGGGAAATGTGTGGGTTGGTCAGCTCATATGCCCGGGTATGAGCAGAGCCGACAGAGTAACCGGCGTTGATCGCCGCTTCTCTCAAAGTTATCTGACCGTCCTTACTGACCAGCTCTTTGACAAAGAGCTCCTGCTTTCGGGTCAAAGCAGATTGCTCTGTCACAGGGGGACGACCTCGAGTCTCCATAGGTTTTCCGGTAAGTTTCGATGCTCTCTTTCTTGCCGCCATCGTTTCCTCAGTTAAAAAGGTCAACTCCCATAGTTATACAGGGGTTACTTATATAGAGCAAAAAATATTTTTTTTGAAAAACCCCCGCGACCCCCCATAAGGTCATTTCTTGAATTAACTCAGGTAACATTTTTGTACTTCACGGTGTTACCTAAAAAGTTACCCTTATGATCTTTTGTAATCCTTACTGAGTAAAGGTTACAGAGGTGGGTAACATAAGTAACACCGGTAACGGTATATTTTCTGTGTTTTTTATTTTTTCTAATTTTTCCTCTATATATGTATACCGTTACGAAAAAAGGGCCCCGCCGAAGCGGAGCCCTGATCCGTGAGCCGCGGTCAGTCGTCCGCGTTCCGGCTTAATCCTTTGAAGACGAACTCTTTTCCGACGTTGTCGAAGCGGCTGTCTTTGAGGACGACCCGGAAGTATTGGGTAGCGGAATATATTTTGCCCATTCGATGGGCGTATTCCACGGCTCGGAGGTAGCCTAGATCGAAGGTGTTATCTTCGACCTCGTCTAGCCTGTGGCCGTTACACTCGTCGATAAGGATTGAGGTGAAGGACATGCATTCCCCCCACTCGTATTCTTTATCGGCGGTTTCGAGAAGCTTGTTCTCGACGACCCAGACGGATGCGGCTTTGGTGTCAGTCATACTGACCTCCCGTAGTTGTTAACAATTTGAAACAGCGTCGGCGGCTTGCTTTGCCGCTCTTCTTATTATTCCATTATATATCAACGGGTTAGAACTTGTATCCTATATGCGACTTATCTTATACCATATGCGACAAAATAAGCGGTGCGACACTATGTCACACCCCTCGAGATTCCTTTATGGTTTCGACGGCCTTTTCCCAGCTCTCGTATTCGAGCAGCGGTTTGTCGAACCAGCTTGGTGCCCGGCGTTGGCTGTATTGGTTTACGCAGCAGGCGGCTTGGAAGTGTACGCGCCGTTGATCGATAGCGCAGTGAGCGAGGATGTCGAACTTTTCTAGGGTTGGCAGGGTTTTTTTCATTCGGCCTGCGCCGTTCTGGAATTGGTACACGGGGCGTTGGTCTTTTTGTTTTCTCAGGTGTGCTGATTTCACTTGCACCCGCATGAACAGGTCACCGTTCCACGCGATTAGATCGACAGCGTCTTGAGCTGCGTGTGCCACGCGCCATCCCGGTTGCTCAAGTATGGCAGCAAGAGTGATATATTCGCCGATCAACCCTGTGGTTGTGGCAGACACGATTTTCCCCGTCGTTCTGGTTCCCGTCGTTCATGCTGCTTGAAGACTGTTGCGTGGTCATTAAAAAAAAAACGAAAGGGGCGCTTTTTGCGCCCCTTCCTTGAATATATTTTCTTGGATTTGATAACCCGCAGCTTAAACCGCGGGTCACGGATTTTGATCGGGTTCCTCATCTCTCAATCTCGCTTTCAGCATCAGGGACTGCGCTTCGTGGAGCTTGCTGACGGCTTTGTCAAGGAAGGGCTTGCCTTCCCCGTCCACTTCTAGCCACAGGTCACTGACGGCGTGGATAGCTTGGTTCAGCAGCGCGGCTGCGGCTTGGTGGTCACTAAGCTTTGTCATCTGATCCTCCTATAAGATTTTTCCCACACATATGACACGAAAAAGTGACTGTCAAATATTTTTGTCCAGCCACCGTCTTTCTTTTTTATTATAGATCTTTTTTATCTTTTTGCGTTGACCGGCTCTCCACCGCAGAAACTTTTTCCATTTTGTCAGGGCGTCATATTCGTCGCCTGTCTTCATGGGCATTCGTTTCGTCAATGCTTGGTCTCCTCTTCGTCATAAGCTTCGTAGGCCGCGGCTATATTTGCGGCTTGCCCCATTGCCGAAGACAGCATTCCCATGACAGTGCTGTTGTCCGGGCTTTGTACGACAAGGCGGAAAAGCAGAGCGGTAAGCGAACCGGCCAGTACCGCGCCGGTGTTGAACCCGTCGGTTTCCATTTCGTCTAGCAGGGCGTTCATTTCGTTGCCTGCATAATCGAACTGCTTTTCGAGATCGTCGCTCATCCGCGTTGCACCCTTATCCAAGCCGCTAAAAGGGTTTCAGCGAGGTCTACAGCTTCTGGGCTGTAATCGCCGTGGGCCGCGATCCGCGTTGCTTCTGCCTCGACGGCACGATTAACGGCGGTCACAGCTTCTTTATACTCCATCTTCTTGACTTTCTCGAACAGAACTTCCTTGTTACGCATTTGCGTCACCTCACACATTCACATGGGTAAAATTAAACCGAACATGAACCCCGACGGGAACATCGGGGTATGTTTCATAGCAAGACCTGATACATGAGGCGGTGGTTAAAACTGTTTTTACAAAACCGCTCAAGTCTTCATCTTCAACGGGGTCGCCATACATGCTGAAGTTGTAGCCGCACATCAGGGGCAGTCTGGCGAGTATTTCTCGGGGCTGTTTGACACCGCCGATGTAGTAATCTCCTGTAACTACAAAAATTTCGGCATCTGCCATGTGGTCGATCACCTGTTCTTTGTCGTCATCCACCGCCAAATTGTGTTCACACTCCTGAATAAATTTGTTCAGGTTTTTTGTGCCC